AAAACAACCAAGAAAACTTCTAAGAAAAAGACTTCTAAAAAGAAGACTACTAAGAAGACTGCTAAAAAAGCAGAAAAGTAATTCGTTGACGTAATGTCAATAGGAGCTCTGGACGTGGGTGCGATTCCCACCATCTCCACCATAAGCACACCCGTCAGGCGCAGTAAGGTTCGACGAGTACGTTTGAAGACTACGCAGGGTGTGTTTATGATGGGGATGAACAGTTTCGACAGGGTTTTGAAAGCATTACTGAGAATGGCTAGACAGCCTAACTGTCATTTAAAGTAAACGCAAACGATAGCGAATACGCACTAGCAGCTTGATGCTAGTTGAGGTTATGGCAGGGTTTCCTTATCACCCAAAACCCTGCCGCTTTTATTATGGTTGATGTATGGATAATGGTAGCGCAACAGGAATATTTCACATTCCTATCTATGAAGCAAAGATAGAATCATTTAACTTTGATGTTATTGTAAATTCTGTCGACAAGTGGATGCCAAATGATGGTGGCAACTCTATATCTAAAGATAAGCGCATTCTACATCACCCAAAACTTGCACCAATGAAGGAAGAACTAGAGTATCATCTAGACAGATTCTTAACTGAGGTTGTAAAGTTAAATCTTAAATTTCATATTACACAGTCATGGGTAAACAGAAATCCTTATGGCTCATGGCACGTTGATCACATACACCGCAATAGTGTATGGAACGCAGTTATGTTTATGAACTATCATCCAACTCCTATGGTGTTTCGTGATCCCAATCCTTGGAAGGACTATTACGATTTCTCTAACGAAACGACTGAAGCCAACTGGGCGAATAGCAATAAAGTCAGCATTTATCCAGAGGCAGGCAAGTTAATTATATTTCCACACTACCTTTACCATGGTGTTGACAAGAACCCTATTGAAGAAGAAAGATACAGTTTAGCATTCAACACTTGGTTTAGTGAAAACTTTGGTAGTGAAGACGCATTGACTAGAATAATTAGTTGACATTTTTCTGATTGTATAGTATAAATACTATTGAGTCGCCGATAACGGGACTCTTAACAACTCGCTTTAATAAGGAGAAAAACTATGATGCCTAATGCATTCAACTATCCTCGTGACCTATTCTTAGGTTTTGATTCACTGTTCGAAGAGATGAACCGACTAAATCATAACGGTAAATCTCAAACATATCCCCCATATAACGTAGTCAAGAAAGACGAAAATCATTATCTTATTGAGATTGCCGTTGCTGGATTCTCTAAGGACGATATTAATCTGACTCTTGAGAAGGGTGTACTAACAGTGGAAGGTAAGAAGCAAGCTGAAGATACTAATGAGTACATTCATAAAGGTATTTCTGCTCGCAACTTTAAACGTTCATTTAATCTCGCTGACACTATCGAAGTGGTTGGTGCTGATGTAATTGATGGTATGCTATATATTGGACTAGAGAACGTTGTTCCTGAAGAAGAAAAGCCAAAGACAATTAATCTTGGTGAGTTCGCCGAGCGAGCTAAGACACTATTGTTAGGTTAATAGCGAGGGGGAGTTTCGGCTCCCCCATTTAGTGAGAAGTATATGATTAAAGTTATTGATGATTTCCTGCCTAAACACGAAGCAGTAAAGTTTAGCCAAGCATTTTTTGAACAGATGGCTTGGAAGCCATACTGGAATACAGGTGTAGATATCTATGAAGCGCGTGCTTGGAACTGGCACACTGCGGTTGGTAATGACTTACAGAACATGGGTCAAGCTGTTACTAACAACGTTCCTGAAGTTCTCAATACTCTTTGGGAAGCAACTGACGAAGCCATAATGGAACACCATGGCGTAAAGCATAACTGTGATCGTTGGTACTCAAACTCACATACCTTCGGTCAAGATGGACCAGTACACCGCGACGATGGTTCTCTTACCTGTTTATACTACCCAACTCGCAACTGGTTGTGTGAATGGGAAGGCGGCACTTCATTCTATAACGAAGACATTACAGATTGTATCAAGTATGCTTCATACAAATTCAATCGCATGATTATCTTTAATGCGAAGATTCCTCACCGAGCCATGCCTATTGCTCGTCAAGCATACGACCTAAGAACTTCTATTGTATTTAAAACATCAATGGATGTTTCTCACCCAACATACGTTGACTGGTACAATAATCGATAGTATAATAACTAAATGAAATTCTATACAAACTTTTTTATGCGTGGTAACTATGTTATCGCTCGTGGTTACGATCATGGCTCACGCTTTACTGATCGTGTTGAATATAAACCTACATTGTATGTGCCATCAAAGTCACAAACAACCTGGCAATCTTTAGAGGGGTTTAAGCTCGAGCCAATTACATTTGGCGACATTAAAGACGCACGCGAGTTTGTGAAACAATATGATGATGTGCCGAACTTTAAAATTTATGGTTCTACGTTATATGACTATGTTTACATCAACGAAAACTTTTCTCAAGACTATGACACTGAGTTTGTCAAGGTTGTTAACATCGACATCGAGGTGGGCAGCGAAGAAGGTTTCCCTGATCCCCAACTGGCTAATCAACCTGTTACAGCAATCACTTGTTCAATTGATAATGCTTACTATACTTTTGGTTGCAGTGACTATACTGTTAAACAAGATAATGTAACATACATTCAGTGTGCTGGTGAGAAAGAACTACTTATTCAGTTTATTACACACTGGCGTCACTGGGATGCTGACATTATTACAGGTTGGAACGTGCAAGGATTTGACATACCCTATCTCTATAATCGTATTGAGAAATTGATGGGAGCCAAGACTGCTAAACGTTTGTCGCCTGTTGGTATGATTCGTGAGCGTGAGTTTGAGAAGTTTAATCGTAAGCACATCGAGATTGAACTTATTGGCATGACCACGCTTGACTATCTCGAGCTGTATCGCAAGTTTACATACTCGCAACAAGAATCATACCGACTTGATCATATTGCTCACGTTGAACTTGGTGAGAACAAACTTGACTACTCAGAAGTAGAAACGCTCCATCAATTGTATAAACTTGACTATAAGAAGTTTATCGACTACAACATCAAAGACGTTGAGTTGGTAGACAAACTTGAAGACAAGATGAAGTTGATTGACATGGCTTTGGCTATTGCCTACGATGCGAAGGTAAACTATGGTGACGTGTTTACTCAGGTGCGCATGTGGGATGTGCTGATTCATAACTGGTTGTATGATCGCAACATTGCCATTCCCCCGAAGGAACAGAAAGAAAAAAACACGCAGTATGCAGGTGCATATGTAAAAGAACCACAAGTTGGCGCACATAACTGGGTTATGTCGTTTGACTTAAATTCGCTTTACCCACACCTGATTATGCAGTATAATATAAGTCCTGATACATTTACGCACGACTTCGTTGATGTAACTGTTGATGGGCTGCTTAATGGCGAGAAGCCAGAAGTTGCCGCTGATATGTGTGTGGCAGCAAACGGATATCTGTTTGACAGAAAGAAGCAAGGTTTCTTGCCTGAGATGATGGATAAAATGTACAGTGATCGTGTGGTTGCTAAGAAGAAAATGCTTGAAGCACAAGACTTGCTAGAGCAGGTTGAAAGGAGATTAAAATGAAAGCAGAAGTGGGTGAAGTTGTATCAGTAGTGACTACTGCTGGCGAGTTCGTTGGTAAACTAGATGGGTTTGATGGCGAAGCTGTAATTTTGGTAAAGCCACGTATGTTGGTGATGGGTGAGAACGGTGGTATGGGTTTTGCTCGTGGTATTTGTATGACTGGTGTTGAGAATCCAGAATCAGCAACATTCCATAGTGTTGTGTTTATCACACCATGTAATAATCAAATCGCTGACGCTTGGGTTGAAGCAACTACTGGGATCGCACTCTCACGATGAAAGCAGTAAGTGACATGTCTGAACAAGAGTTGCTCGAAGCAAGAGTACAACTCAAGAAAGACATATCTAAATATAAAAACCTTCAGTTGGCTAAGAAGGTTCAACTTAACTCTGCTTATGGTGCACTCGGGAATCAGTATTTTCGATTCTTTGACGTTCGTCAAGCAGAAGCCATTACTCTGTCTGGGCAGTTATCAATCAAATGGATTGAAAGACGGATGAATGAATATCTAAACAAATTACTTGATACAGAGGATAAAGATTATGTCATTGCGTCTGATACAGATTCGCTTTACATCACGTTTGACGAGCTGGTACACAAAGTGTTTGAAAAAAGAGGCGGAGTACCGTCGACTGCTAAGACCGTGCAATTCTTGGACGACGTTGCTCGACAGAAAATTGAACCTTTTATTGATCGGAGTTATCAAGCCCTTGCTGATATGATGAATGCGTATGACCAGAAGATGTTTATGAAGCGAGAAGCAATCGCTGATAAAGGAATCTGGACTGCGAAGAAACGTTACATACTCAACGTACATGACAACGAAGGCGTTCGCTATGCCGAACCCAAGTT